ACCAGGACGACGCCACCAAGCCATCGTGGGATACGGTGGTGACGATTCCCACCCCGACGACTGACGCTTGGCAGATTGAGCGGCAACCGGCGGGCGGCGCGGGTGCGGTGCTCCTGAAGGTGGACAGCGCCGGCAGGGTAACCGTCGTCGGGACGCAGACCGGCGGGACCGACATTCTCCAAGGCGCGGGCTCCGGGGGCACGGCGAAGGCACATCTCGGCTGGAACGCCGATCGCCTGAACCTCTCGACCAACCGCGACATGGGCCGGGGCGCCGCCGACGACACGTCCAAGATTTCTTGGACGCTAGATATGGGCGGTGCGGCAAGCGACAATCTCGGTGTGTATCGCTCGCCAGCCGGCGCGTCGTTTGCGTTTACGAACCTGTTCAATATCGACAACGCGGGCAACCTCTCCTTCCCCGGCGTGCTCCCCGCTGGGAAGATCATCCGCAGCGCCTCTGCGGTGGCTCCGGCGGCAAGCTGGGCCACGGGAGCCATCAACAACTGGTGGACTGCTTGCACGGCCACCGTGACCGTCCCCTACAACAACGAGCCGGTCTTTTACTTCAGCAGCCTGTGCGCCAACGCCTTCACCGGCAATGGCAGCTTCTACTACTGCGTGATGCGCGACGGCGGCATCCTCTGGCAGTCTATCTGTTCAGGGTACAGCGGGGGTGGTGTCGGTTTCTTCGGCTTCGCCGGGTACGACAACGGCGCGGCGGCGGGGAGCCACAACTACTCGTTCGCGCTCTACCCCACGAACGGCGCGATCGCGTTCGCCGCGAACAGCATGGGCCTCTTTAGCGTGTGGTGCCTAGCATAGGAGACAGCATGCCACACAACTTTATCTGCGAAATCTGCGAGGCCGAGAGTCCAACGATTGAAGGCTGGTTCATCATCTCGGTGATTTTCGCGCACTACGATGTGAACGCGCCAGTTCCGCCAGGCGGACGCATGGTCGATTCGACGGCGCCGGACCTGTACTTCGACCGGCTCGAATGCCGCGAGAAGTGGTGCAAGAAGGCCGGCATCGAGGACCCGGGGCCGCCCGTGTTTGTCGCAGGCCGGCTGCCGGTTGGCGGGGAACTGCTGCGGTGAGGTGACGGCTGATGCCCTACGAACTCACCGACCCGAACGCGACCCCCAACCTGAAACTCAGCTACGGGGCCGACACCGTCGTCAACGGGAACCTGGCCAAGGTCGATAAGGCCTTCCGTGACTTGGTCACCGCCTTCGATACCGCCTTCACGCCTGGCTCCCCGATCCAGCTTCCGCCGAGTGGCGCCATCCCCGGCACCTACGGCGACGCCGCCGACGCGGTCACCATCACCGTCGATCAGGGCGGGCGCATCACCAGCATTACGGCGGTCGCCATCCAGGTGACCGACGCCAACATCACTAGTATCTCTTACAGTAAGATAACTGGGGCTCCAACCATCCCGACGACCCTGCCGCCCACGGGTCCAGCGGGCGGGGACCTGGCCGGCTCCTCCTACCCGAATCCCGTCGTCACGGGTGGGGCCATCTCCCGCGCGAAGCTCGCCCCGAATGCCGACTGCGGCGTCCCGGTCACCACCAATCTTTCCAGCATGACGATCCCGGTCGGCACCAACTGGACGACGATCGCCTCCGTCACCATCACCACCCGGGGTGGCTCCGTGCTCCTCTTCGTCGCCTCCAGCATGACGGCAAACGTCGCCACGGGGGCCGCCGGCAACGTCGCCGTGCGCTGGCTCCGCGACGGCACGCCGATCGTCACCTCGGAGTACAACATCCAGGGCGTCGGCATCAACGCCGCCGTCCCCGGCATTGCCTGGGTCGATCCCGCCCCGGCTGCCGGCAGCCACAACTACGTCTGGCAGGGCTACACCGACGCGAATTGCACCATGCTCGTCAACACCGCGCTCGGCGGCAGCATCCGGGCGATGGAGGTAGGGTAATGGCAAAGATGCCATCAGCAAAGACAGACGTTTCTCAAGGGAAAGCCAAGCAAATTCTCACCGACGGCACCGTCAGGGGGAATCCGCTCTCGAAGGCGCAGAAGGGCATGTTCGGCGCCATCGCCGGCGGCGCCCCGACCAAGGCCACGTCCAAGAAGGCGGCCCCGAAGAAAGCTGCCCCCGCCCCGAAGGCGAAGGCCAAGCCGCCCTCGGGTCCGCTCGGCCAACCCGGCGCCATCGGCCAGCGCGGCCAGTTCGGCCCACGCATGCGGAAGGCCCTCACCGGCGGCATCGGCTACTGATGACCTGGGGCTGGGCACTCATCGGCTTCGTCCTTGCCATGGTCGTCGTCTACTACGTCGTCTGGGGACGCTAACATGCTGCGCTACGGCATGGATGACGAGCCCGCGCCGGAAGAGGAGCACCCGCTCTTCGGCCCGACCGGGCAAGCCAAACTGAAAGCGATTGAACTCTCCGACGTGTGGCAGGGGCTCAAGGCCGGCATCGAGGCGCAACGCGAGGCGCTCCTCGCCGCCCCGATCCAACCGCACGAAACCATGCGGGAACGCTGGGGCGCTATCCAGCAACTGTCACTTCTGCTACACGGTGGCCCGCAGATGATCCTCAAGCATACTCAGATGGTAGCCCGTCCGGAATCAGACGAGGCGCCTGAGTATGTTGCGAGGGCACACAAGTTTGAGGGGTAGGTAACATGGCAGACGAACAGCCGACGCCCGACATCAGCGAACTCCAAGCCGCCATCCGAGAGCGCGACGAGCAGATCGCCCAGGCGAACGCGCGACTCAAAGGGATGGAGGACACCTTCAACGCCCTCCGGCAGCCCGCGCCGCAGCAGCAGCCGACGCTGCCCCCCGGCAAACGCTTCATGATCCCGCCCAACCTCCGCCAACAGATCGGCGGCCTCGGCCTGACGGACGCGGAGATCGAGAAGAACGGCGACATCATCGTCCCCTTCCTGCAAGCCTATCTCGGCCAGGCCGCCGGCGAAGTCCTCCAAATCCTGCGCTCCCAGGCCGACGACATCGCGCAACTGCATATGTTGCGGAACGTGGAAGCCTACCCGCACGCCGAGACCCTCTTCAACGACGTGACGAAGATTCGCCAGACCGAAGCGCAGGCCGGTCGCTACATCCCGCCCGACGTGGCCTACCGCATCGCGGTGGCGAACAACATGGAGCGCATCGCCGGCGAAGGGGCCGGCACCGTTGGGGGTGCGGCGGGTGGTCAGTTCGGGGCGAGCACGACGCCACGGACGCCCCCGCCCTCCCCGGCTGCCGTGCGCTCCCGGGACCTCTCCGCAGGCAGCAGCCTCCGCAGCGTCCGCGCTCCGGTCACTGAACCCATCAAGCCGGCCCAATCAGGCGAAGACCTGATGAGCATGTCGAGGGAGGAACGCAAGGCCTTCTTCGAATCCAACTCAGAGACGCCCATCCGATGATGGCGAGCTAAGAAAGGAGAGAGGGAATGGCAACATTACCAAACCTTGCAACAACCGCCAGCATGTCTCCGGACATTCTCGCCGTCTATATGATGGACGAGTTGCTGGAGCGCGCCGAGCGCGACACGGTCTTTTGGAACCTCGCGGAGAAATCCTCGATTCCGAAGGGCAGTGGGAAGACCGCTCAGTTCACCCGGTATGAGCGTCTTCCGCTCCCCGAAGCACCGCTGGAGGAGTCGGTCACTCCGGCGGCGGTCCCGATCACGCTCTCTACAGTCGATGCGGTCCTCGACCAGTGGGGCGCGGTGGTCTCCATGTCCGACATCGTCGTCCTGGTCATCAAGCACCCGCTCGTACAGCAAGCAAGAGAGCTACTCACTCTGCAGCACAACGAGTTGGTGGACCGCGAAGTCCAGGTCGTGGCGATGGGCAGCAGCAACATCTACTTCGCCAACAACAAGACCTCCCGCGCGTCCCTCACCCAGGCCGATGTCATCACCACCGACGACGTGCGCCGCATGGTCGCCCAACTGCGCTCCGCTGGCGCTCCCACCTACGGCGGGGGGCGCTACCGTGGGGTGGTCGATCCCTTCGTGGAGATGGACATTTCCAAGGACTCCACCTTCCAGTTGGCCGGCGTCTACTCCCAGGTCGAAACCCTGAAAGACGCCGACGTGGGTCGCTGGATGGGCGTCGATTGGATGCGCTCCAACTACATCCCGATCATCACCCTCATGAACGCTGGCTACGTCGCGGTGACGGCAGATGCTACTGCCGGCGACTGGACCGGCGGCACCGGCTTCGTCGCCCCCGGGGTCCGCGTCGTCGTGACGAAGATGGACCCGCTCACCGGCTTCGAGACCCAGATCGGCGCCGAGCAACTCATCTCGACTGCAGGCAACTTCGGCGTGAAGATCGCCATGCAGGGCGCTACCGCCCCCACGGGCACCTACAAGGTCTACTGCACCCTCCAGAGTGGCGTCACCGGCACTGCCACCCTCCAGGTCCGCATCCGGCACACCGCGCCCAACAACGAGACCATCTATCTCGTCGCGGGCGGCAACCCGACCACGGGCACCGCCTTCGTGGTCACCGGCTCCGGCCCGGTCGCGCCGCCGGTGCCGCCCTCGGCAGTCAACATCCACACCTCCTACGTCATGGGACGGGGCTACCTCGGCGCCACCCAACTCGACGCGCTCAAGACCTACGTCGTCCCGGCGACCGCCAGCGAGTCCGATCCC